ATGTCAGGGTATTTTTGATCATACATTGTTTGACCGCAAATTACAAACTGCGGCAGAGTTTATGAGTCAATATATTGAAGAACATAATGTAGTGCCCACAGAAGAAATTATTAATGCGGCCGCCGGCACTAGTTTAAAAGTTCCGCATGACTTAAGAGATGAACATTTCGATTGGCTACTAAATGACTTTGAAACATTTACACGCCACAAGGGGTTAGAAAAAGCCATTCTTGAATCAGCAGACTTACTGGAGAAAGGTGAGTATGGCTCAGTAGAAGAAAAAATTAAAGCCGCGGTACAAATTGGATTACAACGTGACCTAGGCACAGACTATTGGTTAGATCCCCGCGCTCGTTTAATGAAGATTAAAGATAAGAACGGACAAGTAAGTACTGGCTGGAAGTCAGTCGATGACAAGTTATTTGGTGGATTTAACCGCGGTGAACTTAATATTTTTGCCGGCGGATCAGGAGCAGGTAAGAGTTTGTTCTTGGCTAACTTGGGTATTAACTTTGCACTTGCAGGTATGAATGTAGTGTACCTAACACTGGAACTTAGTGAAGAACTAGTGGCCATGCGTATGGATGCAATGGTCACGGGTATGGCCACTAAGGATGTGTTTAAAAACTTAGATGACGTTGAAATGAAAGTTAAAATGGTAGGTAAGAAATCTGGTACATACCAGATCAAGTACATGCCAAGTGGTAAGACTACAAATGATATTCGTGCATATTTAAAAGAATACGAAATCAAACTAGGTCGAAAAGTTGACGTGCTACTAGTTGACTACTTGGACTTGTTAATGCCCATGGGTAAGAAGATTTCAGCAGAAAACTTGTTTGTCAAAGACAAGTATGTAAGTGAAGAACTGCGTAATCTAGCCATGGAAAAGAACTGTGTATTTGTCACAGCGGCACAGTTGAATCGGGGCGCTGTTGAAGAAGTAGAGTTTGATCATAGTCATATCTCCGGTGGACTCTCTAAGATTCAAACTGCGGATAACGTGTTTGGTATCTTTACTAGTCGTGCTATGCGAGAACGTGGACGCTATCAAATCCAGTTAATGAAAACACGTAGTAGTTCCGGTGTTGGTATGAAGATTGATCTAGAGTTTAATATCGATAGCCTACGCATTACTGATCTAGCAGAAGAAGACTCGTACGGTAGTGGCACACAGTCAGCAGGCTCAAGTTTATTAAACTCAATTAAACAAAGACAAACAGTAGACACCAATGCCGCTACAGGATGGGAACGTGCCACACCGGTAGAAGGTTTTGATCTGGCCAAACCCAAGATTAAGGCACAGGTTGAAAGTAGCAAGTTAAGAGAATTACTAAACAACCTTCCATCAGACGACGTGTAATCTCGTTGTAACACGATTTTTTACTGGAAATGATAAGTACGTATATAATACTAAGGAAATCCCAATGAAACTGCATCACATCCGCGACATTAACGATCCCCTGGCTAGGGTCATAGCGGATGACCCGGTACGCCCACACATTCCCCTGGAACAGCGTATCAATGATGCCGCAGAAATCTTGTTACTCAAAGCAGGCGAAGAAATCCTGGCGGCCACCTGTATGCAATGGCTAGATGATATTCCTACCACTGAAGAAGATTTGATCAGCATGGGCAAGGACAAGCGCACAGCAGTATTCTACACCATTTGGAGCTATAGTCCGGGAGCTGGACAAACACTGATCAAACAGGCCGCAGAATGGTTGTTAAAGGATTATCCCGCTATACAGAACATAGTGACACTGAGTCCTCAAACAGAAATGGCCCAACGATTCCATCACAAGAACGGCGCCACAACACTGCGCACTAACGAAACAAGTGTAAACTATCAATATTATCGCAAGCAGGATAGTCAATAGAACGCGAAGCGGCCGCAAAAAATTTTTATGCAGGCGCGAAGCGCACAGCGGTAAGCAATTTTCCATACTAATAAAGTAGTCATATAATCCGCACCCGCCACTCTTTAAATAAGTGTATGCCAACTTATCCTACTTGGGATTATGTACCAGTGCTACACAACTTCGAGCACGTGGCGGCCGTACCTTGGCCCGGACGTGCCGGTGAACAATTAGATTGGATCATGGGTGTCCACGATGTTGAACAGTGGCTACAAAGCTATGTAGGATCTAAGTATCAACGTTGGGCGTGGAATATGGGCACAGAAGTCTATCAAGTGTCAGTGGCGTTTAAATACGCAAAACACCGTACATTATTTTTACTTGAATGGGCTTAGTTACTACGGACACAAGCGTCTGGAAAACGCTCGTATAGTCGTTGACTAATTGGGCCATGTGGCACCATAAATTCACAGCGTGTTGAAGTTTCGTCTATAGTGTAGCTTAGATTGGCAGCTAGAATGAATTGTAGTACTTGATTGTACTCTGGGTCTAGTAGTAGTGTATAGTATTTGTCCATATGATATTTATAGTTATTTGGGCAAGCCTGTGGCTAGATCTACAGCTTCATCCACACGTGGGCAACAGTCACTAAAGCGTAGTAAGAACTCCGTAAGTACACTAGTGTCTTCTGGTATCCAAAAACGTGTACGATTAAGATGTACTTCTACAGTGAGTTTGTGATCAATGATAAATTTGAACACTTCTCCAGCTCTGGGATCTAGTGTGAGTATGTAGTATTGGCGCATGAGTTTATTTCCAGTGTGCTACGTTCTGTATATACAGTTGTTTGAGCTCTTCTAGAGCTTTGAGTATTACTGGAGTACGTGGATGCGCTGGATTTAAGTTTTGTTTTAGTAGCGGTTCAATATACTTAATAGTATTATGCATGTAGCTGAGTGTGGCTTGTATAACTTGTGGTTTTTTTAGAACATCACTCATTTCGTTATCAAACACAAACTTAGCCATTGACTGTCCGTTAATAGCGGGAGCAGTACGCAGGTAATTCATAGCATCAGCTAGTATTTTACCAGCCGCTGGATCTTTGGATACTTGTGCTATATGTACAGTATTGTTACCAACAAAAAAACGAAACTTATCAGTTAAGTCCTTAAATGGTTTAAAACTTTTAGTAACAGCAGTAGCAGTCTGGGCCGCTGGTTTAATAGCTTTAGAACCATATTGTATAGCTTTGGTTAGGATAGAAGAGTTTTCTTGAATGATCTCATGTATACGCATAGTAAGATTATTTATTCTTTATACGATCTACAATACCCACTATGAGTCTATGACGCTCGCTAACACCTACACGGCTTGCACTTATGTATGTAGTATTGGCGCATTAACGCAAGTACTCCACATAATAGGCAACAGCAGATAATATCAAAACAGTCCATATCCAAGCTGACTTGCTAATAGCTGTTTCTTCTGTGTACGCATAGTATATGTCACGATCTGGGTCGTAATGATACTCTCGCCCGTTACGTGTTATAGTTTCGTTATATAGATCGTTCATATTGTATATATGCTGAATGGGTCTACAGCTGATAAAAAAATTGTGCGCAAAAAATTTTAACCTAAGATTCTATTTTCAGTGATTTACTTTGGTGTAACTTGACTAACCAGCTGTTTAAAGTTATTGCCTAACCATTGATAGTACTGCTCAGGTGTGTATTTGGCACCGTGCTGTTTGATCATATTATCTAATGAGTTGTTAACGTGTTTAGCAATAAGTTCACCATAGCTACCTTGTCCTTTGATATCAACACCGTGTACGTGGGTACGAGCACCTGTAGTAATGCCATTGGCCTGTAACCATTGTTGCACAGTGGCTTCTACTTGTGGTTTCAGCTTGGGATCATAGTAGTAGAACTTTAGGTTATCGTTATCCCCTGCAAGCGCACTTAAGGTAGCATTATTCTTGTAAGCAAGTGGCTGTCCTGTTTGTTGGCTTAACTGTTGCATACGACGATCAAGATCGGGTAATGATTTAACAAACTTGTCTAGATTGCCGCGATCTTTGGTTAGTGTAACATAGTAGTTCGGTGTTCGATCACCTGCTTTACTAGCGGCTCGAGCAGGACCAAAATTCATTTGACTCCAAGCACCGTCCCAGTTTTGAGTACGATTTTTCATGGCTGTTGCAAATGCAGTTTGTTCAGCGGCTGTGAAGTTAAGTGCAAGAACATTATTTACAGTATTGCCTCGGCGTAGAACGTTATATATAGGCGTTTCTAAGTTAACTGGTTCCCCGGTTTTTAACGAGCGTATTATGCTGGGCATAATATCTTGTTTGAATTCAGAAAAGAGAAACTGTTGCCAGCTTGAGCGCCTGATTTTATTGTGGCGGGAGCGGCGGTTTTGGATAAGTTAGGAGCTAGTTTAGTAGCACCTTTTATCAGTTGGCTAGCAAAGTTTTCATCAAGTTCGTGTATACGCATAGTACGAATATTTACCCGAAATGGGTTCTTGCACCTTAAAAAATAACCGCGCAAAAAAAAGTGCCCAAGTACTTATAGATTCATGCTGGTGATTCTGCACCTATAGCCACTGAAAAAAGGCATGCGCTGTTGTATTAAAACAACTGTTAATAATATGTATAGCCGACCCCCCACCCTATGACCACCGGCCACCAGAGCCAAAAAAATCCTGACACACCGGGAGCGAATCGGATTTATGTGTCAGGACCACTGCCCCCATTGCCTTGTTGGCGTTGGGTACTACAATTGAACAGCTTGCCGGGAGCGAATCGTTGGGCTGTTCTATACGCTAGCGGCTAGCTCTTAACGGCTAGTGACTAGCTGTACTCTACTTAGCTGTTAGCTGTTACGCATACACGTAACTTCGGCTACAGCCCTCCACTTGGCAGGCATGCTAGCACGTATGTCTGCTACCTTGAGCACCATACGCAAGCTCAGCTCACGCATACGCTTTGAGTTAACGTTGATGAACTCTACTACTTCCTTCTTGGCTTCTTCTGTTAGATCGTACTCGTCCAACATGCCAGCTGTCTCTACTACCTGCTTGATACGCAGTAACTTCTCACGCTCTGTATCGATCGTAAGGTCCAAGTAATGGCAACGGCTTTCAATAGCTTCCAAGTGATCTTTCAGCTTCTTTGAGCGAACGTGCTCGAACTTGATGTTGGTAATAAAGATAGCACCACCATTGAAGTCGAACTGATTGGGCACACCTTCTTGGCGCAGGAGTCTTGAGTCAGTGTTCCAACAGATCTTACGCTTCTTACT